TGTACTGGTACCATTCAGGCATTTGCTCCAATTGTTGAAATCCGTTACGTACAAGTTCTTCCATCCCCGGAACAAACGCTAAAATAAGTGGTAAACTAAATAGTATTGTAAGCCATTCGTCTTTCCATGATGACTGACTTCCCTTTGCCATCTCAAGGTCCCAGTCAATTTCCCCCGTAGCTTTCTTTTGCATGACTACGGCTTCGGCTTGTGCCTTTGCTACTTTGGTAGCTGACTGGGCTTTCTTTTCTTCTACTTTGCCGGACATCCACGTTCCAGCAAGGTCTGCTATTGGTCCAATAAGGGCTGCTAACATTTCCACCTCTTCCGTGCTTGACGCAAACGACTATTAGGGTCTTTGGCTGCTTTAGGAAACTTCTTCATCTGCCCGGCTGACCTTGCACAGTACGACTTGCGACGCTTTGCTGCGGCACTACCCGGCTTGACCTTGCCCGTAACAGCAGTCTTTAACTTACTACCGGGGTTTTTACGGCGGTAAGCAGCTACCCCAGCCTTAGTCATTCCCGCACCCTTCTTTGTGGCACGAAAGTTTTTCTTGTTGCGGGCTGGCATTTTATCAGGCTTTCTTGGTGCCACTTTTCTTCCTTTTCCTTCCTGACGCAGTAACAGACCACTTTACTGCGCGTGGTCCGGTCTTCTTTGCTGCTTCTTTTTTGGTAATGCGTTTGGCAACTTTGGCAGGTCTACAGGCTGGATAGGGACGTTTCTTTTTCTCTGAACCAGAGCGACCGCACTTCTTGCCAGTCTTTACATCTCGCCAGTCTTCTTTGAACCATTTGGTTAAGCCGCCCTTTGGTTTAGCCATTAGGCATATGTCCCGCCACGTTTCTTGTACGTCCTAACAAGCCAAGCATTTGCATATGCGCTAGGGTATACATCAAACTTACGCTTGGCCTCTGCTTTTACACGAGCGTACAACGCTTTATTTTTGGGTGTTGCACTTCCTGATTTTTTCTTTTTAGATTTAATAGGTTTGAATGATGCTTTCTTAGCCATGTTATTTTTTCCTTGCAGTCTGTGCAGCACGACGGAAGTTGGCCTTGCTAGGCGCACCTTTACTTCCGGCAGTACGCATCTTTTCTCCACTACCAGCTTTGATGCGACGCTTCTTAGCTGCTATGTTGGCGTATAGTCCACGACGTGCCATTAGCGTTTAGCCTTGCCGCCACGCTTCATACCCTTTGACTTCATCTTGCCGCCTTTAGCCATACCCTTTGACTTCATCTTGCCGCCTTTAGCCATGCCCTTTGACTTCATCTTGCCGCCTTTAGCCATGCCCTTTGACTTCATTGATGTTTTACCACCACGAGCCATGCCTTTGGCTTTCTTGACTTTGCCACCCGCTTTTTTGGCCTGTGGTTTAAGCATACCACGAACCATACTTAAAGCACGAGAAAGGTCTTGGTCACTAATTCTACCAGTGGGGTCTGCAGCTTTAGCCATTTTTTTAGCTAAAGACTCTATTGTTTTTTTATTTTTTGCTTTACTTCTAGATGCTTCCATAGCCCCACGAGGACCGCCTCTAGCACCTACAGGTTTAATTCTAATTGGCATTTTATTTCTCCGCATAAAGGTTATCAAATACCCGTGCTGTATCTTCTACATAGTTCGGGTCTTGTTTAGAATGATGGACCCACTGACTAGGAGTGAAATCCGGTGGGCCATCGCCCGTTACAAACCAAGCAGGGTTAGTTACCCTTACTCTGTTGTTAGGAAGTGCAACTATGTTGCCTGTCCATTCACCAGCATCCATTAGTTCTAACACATGACTTTGTTTGTGTTGGGCTGGGTCGTCTGCTACTTCGCTGTCTGTGTAGTCTATAGTAAAGTAATACTTGGCAGGAAAGAAGTCTCCGTCTATCTTAGCCAACCACGGGCAGGGAGTTGCCCTGTTTAAAACAAATACCGAATGGTGATGCGATTGACAGTCCCACGGTTGGGCAAAATGTGTCGGTATAGGTGTAGGCCATTCCTCTAGGGGTGTATCACCTACCAGTGCAGTCAAGGGCATTCTTGCCCACATAGCACCACCGTGTACGTTGTTTTCTTCGTCTTCACATCCTGTAAACAATACTTGAAAAGAAAGTGTCTTCATGGGTAAAGTAGTTACTGCTATCACCATTGCGTGTAAAAATTCACCATGATAGCGGTCAAAGTTGGTTGTGTATTCTCTTCGTACCCAAGCTTTAAAATATGGAATATTGCTTGTGATATAATTCATTGCCATCTCCTGTGTAGTTTACCCCTGAAGGGATGAGCATATATATCACGAAATAAATAAAGAGTCAAGAGGGCAAGTTGCCCCGCCCCCTTGATTAATGTTATACGCCAGTCTGGACTGCAGCAGTCTGGACCATTGTAGTTGGGTCACCAATGTCAGCAATCAAAGCAATAACACGGAAACGAACTACAGCAGAGTCTGCACCCAAGATTTTAACTTGGATAGCGTCTGTTGCAATTACTGTGTTAATACCTGCTGCTGTAGGGTGAAAGTTGTAGATAGCATCAGCGTTACCATCGACACCATCACAAAAGGCATCAATGTCGGTGCTGATACCAACGTCAAAAGTCACACTAGAACCACCAGCTTCAAGAACGTCCAAGCAACCACCAAGAACGATGGAGTTGTCTGGAAGGTCAATCACCTTGATGACATCATTAGCTGTAAGGTTGTCATCTGCAGCGTCAAAGATTTTTGACTGCATGATGTAAGGACGAATCGCATGTGCGGGATGTCCTACAGTTCCACCACCAGTGATGGTATGGTCAAAAGTAGCCATTTATATGTCTCCCTTACGCGAAGTCAATGACGCCACGAACAACAGCTTCTTGACGCAATACCTTGCGACCAAAAACGTGAAGTCCACGAATGACATCAGAGAATGACTCAGTTGAACGAACCACTTCGGTTTTAGCAATATGCGAAGCAGTGGCTACAGCAGACATGTGACCAGCAAGAACAACGTTCTCAGAGCCATCTGTTGCAAGAGTAGCAGAAGCGTCAGTCAGTGTTAACTGGTCAGTTCCACCTGTGCTGTTTAGTGCAGTAGACTTGTAACAGCGGAAACCAGCAAAGGTACCGTTGATGGCAAGGCCATTACGCAGCGGAGATGAAGCATCACCAGTCACTTGGACTTCGGCGATTTTGTTACCAGCTTGGAACATCTTCTCGTAGAAGATTGGAGGTGCTACAAACCAGCGGTTTTCTTCAGGCACAGACTCATCGTCAAGCAAACGAGCCATAGCCAGCATCAAGTTGATGCCGTTGTCGTTTGTTTCAACGTTGATAGGAGCATTAGCTGTTCCCAATGTACCTGCTGCAGCAGTAGTTGTCAGAGTCGTACCAGAAACGGCAGACGCTGCAATACCTGCGGCATCAGAGATATGTTGCAGAACGGCAGCATCGTACTTACGCTTTAGAGCAAACGCACCAGAAGAGGTGGCAAGTGCTTCAAAGTTTACGTGCGAGTGACGCTCTTCGATGTCGTCAATTTTAAACGCAAAAGCGTTTGCATTGTCAACAACCATAGAGATTTGATCGTCAGCCAAGTCTTGTGGATTTACCACAGAACCACGCTGATACGCGGCTACTGTTACGGTAGGCTCCTTAATGATTTTGACTGTATCGCCAAAGTTTTCGATTTCGCCAGCGTAGTCGGTGTTAGTAATATCTTCCACAACCGAAGCACGACGGAAAAACTTGAGAACTTTTTGGCTAAAGATTTCTGGTGCAAAATTACCGGATGGTAAGTTTCCATATCCAGAAGATGTACTGAACGCCATTTGTTCAATCCTTCCATTATAGTTTTGAGGTTAAGTCTAGTTATTCATGTCAATCCGGCCTTCGTCCCGTGCCAAGTCAAGATCAGCTTCTAGCTTTTCAAACTCCCACGGTTTAAGGGTACGGATTTCTGAAGCTTTCCAAATTCTACCTTCTGTTTTATTAGTAGTCACTGTCCGCGACGCGGTTTTGGTGACTGCATCTGCTGCAGAAGCCTTTTTGGTTTTCTTCGGGGCTGATATATTGTTATCAGCTTTGTAGAGGTCTATGACCCGTGCCGCCCATTTAGCATCTGTGTTGTTTTTGTAGATGCCATCAGCAATCGATTTAGGTTGATCTTCAAGCCAAGAAAGAAACTTTTCATCCACTTTGATTTCATCGAAATCGGGATGGTGGGAAACAAGCTGCTGGTAAGCATTTTGCTTTTCCAAATCTTTTTCACGCTCTTTGATTGTACCCAGTTCCTCGCGGAGTTGGGAAACCTGTGATTCTGTTTGGAGCGAAGAAACGGTTTGTACGACATCAAACACTTCAGGATATTGGGCTTTGAATTGTTCTAGTTCTTCCATAGTCTTTGGAACTGCTACATTACTTGGCATTTCTACCTCTTTGTTTTCTAGCGATTCACGAAGGCTGCTGATTTCACCTTTAAATTCATTTACCTTAGTATCGTAATGTTTTTTCAGATCGTCATAACGCTTCTTGTAATCGTGGGTTTCTTCTTTTTTGTTTTCTACGAAGCTGGTGCTTTCCTGCGGAGTAGCCTCTTGGGGGTCCGCTTCTTGCTCCTCTGTTGCTTCTACCGCTTGGTCTTCGTCATCGTCATCGATGTAGACTGCATCACGGTGTTTTCCACGATATAACGATTCGTTGTTTATTGCACCAAATGAATCGTTTGGTTTGTTGGCACGGTGGCCTCTTGCTTTTGCCATTTTGTTACCTCTTCATTGCGGGGCTACTTTGGCTTGTAGGTAGCCGCTTCGGTTATGTCAGGGCCGCTAGGCGGGTAGCTGACGAATTATTTTGTATTAGAATTTTTTTTAACTTTTTTTTGTAACTCTTGCCCAAGAAGTATACGTTCTTTAGCATATTCAGTATCTGATTGTTCTTTTAGCTGTTCATCTACCGGGGTTTCTCTGTACACACTTTTTAAATCGGGGTACTTTTCAAAGAAAGCAGCTTTAACAACTGGACTAGCAAAGGCTGATATATAGTCAGCAAACATTTTTTGGTAACTAGCTTTAGTATATTTAATGGTTTTACCTGCTTTTGTATTTTCAACTTGTCTTTCAGCCAGCCCACCAAACACTGTTTGAAATGCAATTTGTTTAGCCCGCATTTCTTCTAGGTATTTACCTTCTAAATTAAAAGTTTCGTGTGCATCGTAGTCTTGCCCCATAACCGGGGTACCAGAAAATAAACCCCCAGTCACGTTGTTAAAATCTTTAAAAAGACTGTACTCTGGTTTAGAGTAAGGATTTTTTCTTGTTTTTGGGTTGCCGGGTTTATGAGAATCTAGATGTGCAACTTCTTCTGCCATAGCAAACAAGTTAAAAAGAGTCGGAGTTTTTGGTACGCTTATTCTGTTGTATTCGCCAGCAGTAGCCTTATAAAACGTTCCGCCTATTGGTACCCTTTGATTTTTTTCTGCTTGTGCGTCGTCGTATTCTTTTTGTGCTGATCCAGACTCAAAGTAATTAGATAACACTTCTACAGGATCATCTCGTGCAGCTACTTCGTCCATTAAAGAATCCATCTTACGACGAACTTCGTCAATTACAATTTTATCTTCGTAGTCGTCTGCTTCGCCGCCATTAGCTAACTTTTTTCTAGTGAGGAACCCACCCCCTGCTGCACCTGCGGGCTGTTGCCCGTTTTCTTTAATGCGCTTGGATGTTTCAGCTTTGCCGCGATTGTTAATCTTTTCTAAGCGGTCGTAGCCAATGATCTTAGCAATGTGGGCAGGGACAATGACTTCACCGCGAGATACAGCTATGTCAATATCTTGGGTAGACGGGCCACCCATGTCCTTTTTACCCGCTTTTACGTACGCCTTTTTAAGCATGTCTGCTATGTCTTCTTCGCCCGCAAACTCTACTGCTGCTGCGTTAATAACAAACGTACCTTCGCTAACAGACATAGGCTTGTCGTCAGCGACTGTTGCAGCCTCTGACACTTGTGACGGTGGACGCTCTACAAAACCTGCGGGACCACCCTGTTGTACTGGACCGCCGGGTGCGTAACCGACACGACCACCAAGAGCGTGGCTAAGACCTGTATCAAAGTCGCTAATAGTGCCGCCGCCTCCGCTGTCGTGATCGGAATCACCACGATCTATCATTTCGTTTGCAAGACGTTGCAACTCTGAAGTTGATTTTAAACGATCAATTTCATCTCTACTGCGTTGTTGTGCTGCGTCCATCACATCTTGTTGTTTTTGCTCGTCTGCTTCTCGCCTTTGTACCGCTTCTGTACTAAAGCTTTTTGCTATTTCAATAGCTGTCATTCTGTCTTTGATGTAGGCACCCAAATCAACACTTCTTGTTGTACCAAACGTACCTTTACTGTACGTGCCACTGCGGATAGCTGACATCATAGCATCCACACTGCTTGCTGGTACACCGTACTGTGCAGCTAACGCTTTTCCTGCTTCCATTGTGCCACTTGCCGCAGAGCCATACGCTGTGTGAAAGTTGCCGTACGCATCGTAGTTACCGCCAAGTGCTTTTGCTGTAGCGGCGTCTAGCAGTCCGTCTTTTCCAGTTTGTGACCAAGTACCACTGCCTGTACCATCAGATGTGGTAGTTTCAGTTTCAACCATTGTGCCGGGAATGTACCCCTTAGTAATTTCTTCACTTCTATAAATAGCTTGTGAATTTGCCCCGCTAGGAAGTGTGCCGTTGTATAACTTTTTTCCGGGTCTGCGGTGAACAACTTGTCCGTTTATTGACATCAAGTTACCTGCAGTGCCACCCGCTATTTTTATTGCTTCGGCAGTTTTTAGCTGTGAGTCTCTGTTTATTTTTCCTGCTAGTTGCATGACTGGACCGAAGAAAGGGCTTACACCTAAACCAACACCCGCTACTCCACCGACTATATTTGTGGGATCGGATAACTGTTTTTTCATAAAGTTACCAAACTCAGATTGACTTGCGTCTACGCCTTTTTTAGTTTTGACTTCATCCATCTGATTAAAGTTTTTTATGTAGTCATCGTAGTTCACGTCTTGTATATCGTAGGCGGGACGACCAGACATCGTTGTTTGGGTAAATATGTTTGCTCCGGGAGCCTCGTCACCACCCGCTGTTACAGGGCTAAGTACGTTGGCTACTACCGGGGGCTTTTCGTCTTCTTCTTCTTCGTCCGTATCTATTACTTCTGCCGCAACGTTGGGCATGTTGTAAAAATCAATAAATGACTCCTGATATTGTTCAGGTGTAATTTCGTCTGATCTAGTAAAGTAATCAACCATGCCACCCTCTGCTAAGTTTAGTTTTTTATTGGAATCTATCATACCACCTGCACTCATCTGTAGTGGAAGGTCTATATTTACGTCTCTGTCTTTTGTATCCAAATAGTTAGCTAAGTATTCCCCTGCTAACTCTGGACTAGCTAGTGAACGTGTAAGTACGCTTTTAAAATCTGTTGGTACGTTTCGTTCTTTTGGATTAAAGTTATACGTGTCTCTAATTTTAGCAATTTTATTATCTACATCAAAAGCGTTGTACTTGCCCAAGCTAGTTGCTACAACGTATCTAGGGTCAGTAAATGAACTGTAAGCAGAATCAAGAAACGATTTATCTACTTGACTTCCCTGTGGAGAACCTCTGCCTGTGTACGCTGCATACGGTGTGGGTCTGTATGGATTTACGGATGTTTTATCTCTAGTTCTTTCAAAGCTATCAAGAAGTTTTTGTATGTTGGCTTGGACAATATTATCTGAAACCGAATCCGACGTTGCGTATGTTTTATCTGCTGATAAATCTTGTGCGTATTTTTCTCTTTTCTTATTGTACTCTTTCGTCTTTTCAGCCATGAATACCATCTCTACCAGTTCGTCTTCAGTAAAGTCGGCGGCTGTAATTGGGCGTTCTACTCCTGTAAGATTTTCTACAAGCAGTCTTACGTTAGTGGGTATTTTATTATATAGGGAACGAACGATACCTTCGGAGTCTTTTGAAGAAGCTACACGTTTACGTATTTTTTCACGTTGCTTATCATCCGCTTCAATCTGTTTCTTTTGTCTTTGTTTAGGTGTTTCAATGCCCATAAAATTAATTTTCAGTCTTTACGACTGCCTCGTAGCTATCCTTGAGTTTCAGGAGCATTTCCAGTAAAGCCAGCTTCCCCTGCGCTTGGCGCAGTTCCGACTCCGATTGTGCCGTTACCACGCCCCGAATCGTCAACTCCTTGAGGTTGACTAGGTACTCCTTGAACGGGTCCCATTCCTTGCTGTTGAGCATCGGGGCCAGCATCCGGGCTTGGTCCTTGTTGAGCATTTTGCATCATTCCTTGTAACATCTGTGCGTACACTTGCGCTTCGTTTTGATCGTTGACTAAGCTATCAGGATCAATGTCCTGTGATATAGCTAGTTCACGCATAAGATTGGGTATCTTTACAAACGGGGCAAGCATTGGGTTAGCTACAGTTTGTAGCAACGAGGTAAGACGTTGTGTGCGTACTTCTTTTTGCATTACCGCAGCTACACCGCGTGGTTTAATTTCTAAGTCGCCTGTAATGTCTTCTATGTTTTCACCAAACTGCATATTCCACTGGAAAAACGCTTCTCCAATCGGTTTTAGCAGATGATCGTCAATATTCTTAATCACAGTCTTCATAGAAAGCCCAGCAGACCCCATTAGCATCGATAAACCTGCTGCGGTACGTCCCGTACCCGTAACCCCTGTCTGACCGTGTGTAATCGACGGTATGCCCGTTTCTTCGTCAGCTAGTTGCCGACTAATTTGGTACATCTGTATGTTTTCGCCCGCTGTGTTAGGAAACTTTAGTCCGTTGATGGCTGTACCCGTCACACCAGACTGTCTACGGAAGATTTTTCCGGGGAAGATGTCCATGTTCTGTCCGGGAACCAGTGACGCTTCGTCCACATCAAAAACAAGGTTACCAGCTAGGGCTAAGTTGTCGATTGCCATACGAACGTGACCGTTCATCAGCATCTGTGCGTCTTCCATGTTTTCAGCAACGCCCACACCCCAAATCTGATAGGGATTGATTTCAAATGGGAACGACTGGTAAGGAATACGTGCCGGAGTAAATGGGTTGACTACACAACGTAGCACCATTGTGCCACACACCCACACGTTGACCTGCATCTGGTCAAACTCTGACATTTCGTTTGCGCCTTCAAAGCCTACTTCTTTTGCAAACTTGGAATCAAGGACGCCCCAATATTCTAGGACTTCGTATCGATTTTCCGAAATGTGTGGTTCTGTTTCGTCTTCGCGGATAGTGTCTTCGTAGTATTTATCTTCGTAGTTTGGCCCTTTTGCAAGGCACTCTTCTACGGCTTGTGCGTTAAAGTGTGGACGCATGATAAGACCACGAAGCTGTTGTCTGTTCATGCGGTGCCGTTCAATGACGTATTCGCAATCTTCTACAGACGTAGCAGAGGGGTCAGGGTGAAAGTCCCATACCGATACGTGTTCAATGCGAGGCACTGTTCTTTCGTACGGTGTGTACTCTCGTTCGCCTTCTTCGCTTGTAGTCCACTTGTGGACACGCTTGTAAAAGTTAAACGGCCCTTTGATGACGCCTGTACCAAACAGTGACGACTCAAAGATGGCTTTACGAAATTCACTCACTGCGTTGGTATCCATCAACTGATCGTGGATACACTTTTCCATTTTGCGGGCTTGCTCTTTGGCTGGTTCAAACTGGGGTTCGCCTACTTTAGACTTA